CAACTTTACCAACTTTTATTTTACAAGGTTTTCCTTCTGCAACACCGCCTGGACCGTTTAATTCTAAAAGATCATCACTTCTATATCCACTACCAGCTGTAATAATAGCAAGACTAACAACACCTGTTGCTTGACTATATTCTGTTATCCTAACTGTTAAACCAGTACCTTCTCCGCTTTGACCGCTTTGGTATCTAGTACTATAAGACGCGTTTTCTTCATAACTAGTTGTTTGACCCTGTGTGTTATCTGTTATTACAACATCTCTTACCCAACCTTCTTCTCTATATAAACCAGGTTTTCCTGCTGAATTATTTTCTTGATTTGCAATAGCTTCGTTAATAGACAATGCTAAATTAGAACCCATCCAATCAATTACAGGCTCAGTTACAGCATCATTAGCGTCTCTATAAGGTATTGTTACTGTAGAACCAGTAACATTATTAACACTGTCGTTAGATGATAGTATAACATCAGACTGTCTTCCATAGTAATCTGCTAAAACAAAACCAACTTGATATATTCTATTTTGTTTAGTAGTTTGTGTGGGATATTGTATAGCGTAATCAGAGGTTTCTATATCTGTATTAGTAACTGAAACACTATAATCTATAGCTTCTGGCGGAGTCATTCGCTCTAAAAAATTACCATATACTATTCTGTTAGATATTACTTCTTGACCTAAAGCTTTTATAGGAACTTTATCATATACTCTTGTTGTTTGATTTTGAGGTAATGTTTTATAAGGCTTATTAGACTTATAAACATAATTAAAATATTGTTGGTCAAGAACACCATGTGTATCATCATTGTATTGATAAATTTCAGTAGATAAATTAGGACTAGATAAATTTACTGTTTCTAAAACTTTAACTGCTAAAGCATCTGACTCTTTATATAGTATATCTATTTTTGAAACTTTAAATTTTGTTTGTAAATCTGTTAACGTAGCTGGTAAAGGTATTTTTAAACCTATACTATCAATATTATTTTCAAACCACTCTATAATAGTACTACTATAAGCATCTATTTCGTCTTGGTAATAATTATGTATACCATACGGATTACGTCCAGGTATATCTGTATCTATTTGACCTAAATTAAATTGACCAAATTGTTTAGGTATAAACATTATTTTACTAAATGGAGCCATTAACGAGTACTCATTATCTTCAAATTTAAATCTATAACTAAATCTTACAAATTTATCATCTAAAAATTTTGTATCTCCAGGAAAATTTTCTTCAAAATCAGGATTACTAGCTATTAAAACTTTATCACCACCTGTTAAACCTGTTAAATTACCACCAGCAGTCATATCTTTATCAACTTCAATAGTCATAAATCTTGTTTCTGGTTTTGGTTCATATAAAGTAGCGCCACTATTACCCATGCTCATTTTAACTTTAGTAACTCTAATGTCATATTGATAAGCAGCTGCTTGAGTAGGTCCAGAATTAGGTATATTATTTATATTATTAGAAGGGTCAACTATTGTTAATATATCTCCAACTCTAGGAACTCCTTGAAATAAAGCTGATATATTGTCATTTGCATCAGCATGTACTTCAAAAGATGTGTTTGTAAGTCCAATTGCACCTTCTACTTCTTGTATACTATAATTTGATAAATACTCTTCTGACCTATTCTGCATCGATGTTCTACTAAAATCTAGTAGTGTACCACCTGGAACAGCACCAGTTGTTGGAGGATTTTGACTTGGGTCAGTTATAATTTCAGGTGAAACTCTAAACGTAGTTGGTCCACCAACGGTAGTAGGATCTACGATTTCTACTACTTGAACAGGAGGTCTAACATTTCTAATAGGCATATTAGCAACATTAGTTTTGTCATTAGGAGTTACAAAATCTCCAACCTTTATATTTGAATTACCTTGAGCTAATACTATTTGAGTAGAACTTCCTGTAACTGTAGTGCTAGTAAAAGCACTTGTTCTTTCCATTGGTATTATTGGTCTAAATGGATAATACTTAGCTACAGATATTTGCATTTCTTCTGTATAAGCCTGAGGATCAGCAACAGCTGTACTTATACATATTCTTCTTGGTTGATTAAAATTATCTGTCCAAAATATAAAGTCTTCTAATATATTAGCTGCGTGTATAGGAAATTTTTTATTAAAGTTTAACCAATAACCATCTACTAAAACAGTAGGTGGTTCAGGATTATTTAAATTAACTTGAATAATACTACACTCTTCTGAACTACCAGCTCTTGAAAATTCTGAAGCACTACTAAATGTTGTAGCAAATAAATAAAGTAAATTGTTAGTTTGATCTATTACATGACCAATTACAGATTTATTTTTATTTGAAGATATAGTAGATATTAATGTATTACCTAGTACATTTTCAAATTCACCAACAGTAGAACCTTCTGATCTACTTATCATTAAGTTGATAGCTTCTCTATATTCACCTTCTGGTAAAATACGAGAGTCAAGATCTTGATTCATTCTACCTTTTAAAAAGGTATTTTTAACTTCTGGCATATATTAATGTTTTATCCATTTAGATTTGTTACGCATTACTTGTACTATTTCATCTAATTTAATATTAGATAATCTTATTTTTGCGTTACGTAATGCTGCGTATCTTTGTCTTTTGTATTGTGGAGCTATAGTTACAGTATCTCTTCGTGTAGATAATATGCTATATAATAAATGTTGATACATAGCTTCTTCTGCCAACTTAGGAACTTTAGTATCTAAATCATAAGCTAAACCGTCTGATATATATTCTATTAAAACTATTTTACCTTTTAAATTACTAGAAAAATTAAAAGTACCTCTTTTCTCATCAATATTAAACCAACCATTTACTTGCATGTTAACAGGATCACCACCATATCTTTGACCATACCAAGCCCAAGGACCACTCGGTTCTCCCCACCAATCATACATAAATAAGTCAGGTGTTTGATCAGTGTCTACAGGCCAAAAACCAGTTATATTACTTGGGTTTGCCTTTTGCCATCTTTCATTTATAACAGAGCTACCATCAACATTATCACTAAAATTATCTTGTATAATATTACCTCCTTGGTCTTGTATAGGAGCTTCCCATGGACTACTAGTTAATTGAGTAGGATATATAGTGTGTTTTACACCTAACCCATCAACCCAGGATAATTTAACATAATTAACATAATCTTGCGGTATTATTAATGAAAGGCTATGTGGAACTGATAATTCCATAGATTTTATACTTTTTAAAGTATCATAACTAAACTCTTGTAAACCACGCTTTGCATGAAAAATAACGTCTGTTCTATTAACTCTAGGTATTAATTTGTCTTGACCAACATAACCAACTATAAAGTTATTAACTATATCGTTTAGTGATATATATTCATAACCACCGTAATTATTTTGTACAGCTCCTTCTTTTAATTGTACTTTTACATATGTACCTATTGGCTGTTGAATACCTAGTGTAATTGTACTTGTAGTATTAGTTCCATCAGCAGTATAACTTAATGAATAAGAAGTTATATATTCTGTCCATTGATCAATACCGGTTGGACTTGTATATATTCTAAAATTATTTAAAGCAAAATCAGGATCATTTGGATTCCAACTTGTACTACTGCCTAATACTAGTTTAGTGTTAAAAGTAAAATTATATATATCTGTTGCAACGCTTGTATATATAATCTGCGCACCTGCGTAATATTGTAAATTATTTTCACGGATTAATCCGCCATCTGGTCTAGGCATGTTTTATAGTTTTGCGTTTTGTTGTTCTTGTTGTATCTCCATATTAGCTACTTCAATAATTGTAGGATCGTTTATAATAACTCCTGCATAAGCTAATATTCTAATTATTACGTTTGATTGCTCACTAACACTTAATTCAAAATCTGTAGAAGTTCCAGCATTATATTCAAATTGACCTAAATTACCTACACCATATCCCCAAACTACATCAGCTGGAGTTTTTAAATATGATATACTTATATTAGAGTTTATACTTGTTGGATAAACAAATAAATTATCGTTCTCATATAAAAAAATTGGAAAAGTTTCTGTGGGTTGTGTTAAAGGAGAGCGTAATATCTGTGTTAACTCATTTCTTTGAGCATATTGAGTTAACTCTGTATCTTTATAAAAAACCGAGCCTAATCTATAAATGTCTGTAGGATTTAATGTAAATTCAGGACCTACATAAGTAGTAGCTCCTGTTCTTTGGAAAAACTGTAGTTTTTTCTCAATATTTTCTACACGATTAGCATATTCGGTATCATTTTGCGGCACACGATACTGTTGATTTAAATCTTCTAAATAACTTTGAAATATATTTAACTGTACCTGAGTCGCAGTTTTGTTAAACTCATCAGGTGTCATATATCCTCTTTGTTGTTGGTTAAGTATTAATAAGACCGTTTTATAAACAGTATTTACATTTATTGCCATTTAATTTTTTTTTATTACTAGGAGGGACCCTCCAGACGCTGAAAACTCAAAAATAAGCTTTCAAAAGTTTTTTAAAGTTTCTCCGGTTAGGGAGAAGCAATAAAAAACAAATGAAACCTTAAAAATGACTTTTCAATGTCCTTAGAGTGAGGGTGTCACCAGTGTTGGGTTAATCATATTACATCTACACAAACCTATTCTGAATGTAGTTATCATAATATGGTTTTCTAGTAATAGTGGACTAACTTACATCTTTAATAATTACATGTTAAGATAATTTTTTAGCTATAGATTTGTAGACATCTACACCTTCATCTGTTTTAAACCAAGCAGCTAATGCTGAATATGGGTTTTCTTCAAATGGCACGCTAAATAATTTCTTTTTATTTTTACCTATTGTAAAACTTCTTTGATCATCTGCTAAGCCTAAAAATCCTTGCTCAACAGCTTTCACACCAAAGTTTCTTAATTTAACATTATCATCTTGAGCTAATTCAATAAATAATCTTGATTGTTCTTTAGCAAATAATAATAAGTCTCTTCTAAGTTCTTTTGAACTTAAATTATTAACAGCAGAACCTATTTCTGTTCTCATAATAGCTTCAGCTTCATCTATATCCATTTGGCGCGCTAATATAAGTGCATCAATTTCATATTCTAAATCATCAACTTCAAATTCTGCTTGTTGAACTGGCTTTAACTCTTTATATCTTTTATTTAAATCAGGGTGATACAAAGAAAGAAGTTTTTGTAAAGCTTGTTCTTCTTTTGGTACCAACAAAGATCCGTCTTCAAAAGTAATATGCTTTAATGTAACTTCACCTTTTTGTTCATCTACAAATGGTGATGATTGATTAGTAGCATATCTCAAAGCTCTTTGTGAACCTTTTTCTGCATCAAAATATAACAGAGGATATTTTTCTGTATGTCTTGATTTTATTGTATATGTTAATGGGTTTTTATCACCTCTAATAACATATGTTCTATCTTTTATTTCCCAACCTTCTTCAGCTGGATTAGTTTTCTTTTTTGACATAATATAATATAATTAAATAATTAAAGGTATTGGGCGCCGAAGCGCCCTAACCTTATATAAAAATTAAGCTGTAAATAATACGAAGTTATTTCTAGCTTGTACACATAGACATCTTTCAGATAAGAAGTTTACTTCCATTGCATCTAACGTAGAAGTAGAAGCACCACCAACTGAACCAGTTAGCCATGATTTCATTCTTCTGTCATCAGCTTGAGAAGCTCTATATCTTACATGTAAGAAAGGTCTTCTAATGTTTGTTCCTAGTAATTGATCGTATACTGTAGAAGTACCAGCTGGTATTAATACACCATCGATGTTGTCACCATTAACAAAGTTAGATGAACCACCTCTTAACGAAGCGTCGTTTAAGTATTTCCATGAAGTTTTATAGAAGTCATATGAACCTCTTCTAAATCCAGAGAAACCTAAGTTAAGCGCCATATCTTCAGAGTTTTCAAATACACCGTAAGATGTACCACCAGCTCCGTAAGAATTTTGCTGTGCTAACATATTGTCAAACAATAATTCAGTTTTTCTGTCTAAGAATAACATATTCTCTTCAATAGCTCCTTGGCTGTCTAATAATTGTAATACAGAATCAAAGTCTTGTAAAGATCCAGCATAACCAGAAAGTACGTTACCACCATTATTGATAGCAGCAAATAAACCTTCAGTACCGATCTGACCAGCGCCAGCACCAGCTAAGAAAGTTAAATCAGCTGAACCACTAATTGTACCCGCTTGAGCAGGAGTAGCTAACTCACCTTCAATCATTGCCATTTCTAAATAATCTTCAAATCTTAATCTAGTTTCACCTTCAGCCTTTAAATACCATAAGTATCCAGAGTTACCATCTTCAGTAGCTACTTCAACCCAGCCGATTTGTGCTGTATCAGAACCAGATACTGCATATCTATCTCTGATGATAATTGGTTTGTTACTAAATACAGTTAACTGAGGCTCAATAGATTGACCAGAGTCATTATTTAATGTAGAACCTTTACCAAATTCAGATCCGTAAACGAATACTTTTAATCCAGTTTTTACAACAGCAGTTGCGTTAACCGCAGCTCTTGTATAAGGTATTACATCAAAGTTACCACCATTGTTTCCTGCGATACCACCGTTTGCACCTGATGCAGTAACGATAGCTTTTACAGTAAATGAAGGATCAGCAGGATCCATGATAACTACAGTTTGGCTAGGGAAAATTACGTTTCTAATTGTTCCTTGACCAGCAGCAGCAGACGCGTTAGCAATAGTTAATCTATTACCACCTTGTGCACCACCTACTACTTGACAGCTTACATTGTCATAAGAGATATGTAATCTGTTTTGCTCAGACCAAACTACTTGGTCAGACATCATTGGCATTTCAGCGCCAACCATTCTTAAGAAGCCTCCAATCGTTCTGTTTCCATAACGTTCTACCTCGGCTTCATAAATTTCAGGTAGATATTGTTGCGCGAAATCGTTTCCGCCACCATCTGCAAAGTTTAAGTAATTACTAACTAAAGTTTGCTGAATAGGTGAAGGTATCAAATTTCCGAACTGAGGACTTAATACACCCATTTTAAATAGTTTTAATTGTTAAATTTACTTTTTTTAATTCTCAATTTTGAACTATCTACACCATCTATAGCACGAACTTTTAAACCTCCGATAAATATATCTTGTCCACCAGTTTGTCTAGCTTCGTTAGATATATTTTTAGAACCGTCTACAACAGTTTTTATACCGTCTGATTTACCTTGTTCGTAAAAATGATTTACTATTTTATCTATATTCTGTGCAGCATACATAGCTTTGTGATAACCTTTCGTATCTTTAACATTACCTTCATTGTCTAAGAACTTCTCGACGAAGTTGTTTAAATTTGATTGATTTTCTGCAACATCTTTAGGATTTTTAACTCCATATTTAAATTTCTTTTCACCAACTTCGAAATCAAAACCTTTGAAATCATTAGTAAAATATTCATTAGTGTTGTTAATAAATGCTTCGTGTTGTTGCGTTGCTATTTCTTGTTCTTGATTGTAACGGTTAAAAAATTCCATAGCCTTTTGTTGTTCTTGAGTTATTCCAGGTCTTAGTTTTATTTCATCATAATACCTTTTTTTCAAGTCTTCTAAATGACCACGGGCTTCTGCAACCGCTTCCTTTTTTGCGAGTTTCTTTTTTATGATGTCTCGCTCTTCATCAACGTCCGTATCATATTTAAATTGATCTTCCATTACAAATGAAATTTCATCTCTAGTAAGATGCGGCTTAGTATTTTTATAGTATTCTCTAAGTAAAGTATCATCATCAACATTTGAGTAATCATGATTTAACCTTACATAGTCTTGAACAGTACCACCAGTGTCTTCCATAAAAGATACAAGTTTTTCAATATTTTCAGGTAATTGTCTACCTAATACTTGTTCATCTCTTTTAGCTTCTTTTACTTTTTGTTCTAGCTTTTTTACTTCAGGTTTGGATTCTTCGGTAACTTCGATAAGAGGCGATTCGGACTTTTGTACTTCATTTGTATCGCTGACCCGTACTTCTCCGTCCACTTCTTTGCTAACTTCGGGTTTGTCGCCCACAGGTACCTCCTTTGTTTCTCCGATTTGAATGGCATCTTGTTCTTTTTTAATTTCTACTTTTTTTGGTTCTTCTACTTTTTTAGTAAGATCTACCTTTACAGGTTCATCTTTTTTAGTAGAAAACTTTTTTGGCTTTGATTTTATTTTCATATCTCCGCCTTCTGATTTGACTGCTTCAGCCACCTCAGGCTTCTTTGTTTCTTTTTCTGACATAATAAAATATTATAAAATTAGTTATACTGCCGGTGGCATATCATTGCCCGGACTTGTTTTTTCAAAATTAGTTGGCATAAGATTTAATTTTCTTTGCTCAATCATTTTACTTTGTTGAGTGCCTTCCATTTTTGTTCTTTTGTCTTTGCGATCTTCTATATATTGTTCTTTGTTTCTCATCGCATCAACTTCCATTTTCTTTAACTGTAAATCAAACTCGTGTTGTATCTGCATTTCTCTTTGTCTAATTAAAGACTCTTGTTCCATACGTTGTATTTGCATTTGATTTTTAGCTTGTTCATATTGAACATTAGAAGCTGTTAAAGCTTGTTGTTTTTGAACTTCAGCTTGAGCTACTGCTTGTGCTGAAGCTGCTTTCGCTTGCTCAGCTTGATTAGCCATAGCCATCTGTTGTTCTTGCTCACGTTTTATTTTTTCTTTACGTTTTTGTTTTAAAACATCGTTAGCAAGTTTTATATTTTTTATTCTTCTTATATCTATAGCATCTTCTAAATCAATACCTCCTTGCTGAATAGCCATTTGAATATTATTTTCTAATTGAGCTTTTTCTTCTTCTTCAGGTTCTAGTTCTAAGAAAATACCAAAATCATGTAAAGGTAAATTTTGTATTTCAGCTAATGTAGCTGTATTGTATGTAGATATAGAACTTTTCAATGAATTTAAAAGTAAAGGATTTTTTAATGAATCAGCTATTTTTAAAGATATATTTTCACATGTTCTTAATGCTAACCATAAACTAGCTTGCATTACATGTCTAGTTGCTGTGTTAGATGCATTAACTGCCATCTTTTGTAATCCTACTAAAGTATCTTTTTCTGGCATGCTACCATCTCTTGCCTCATTTAAACCTGTACAATCTCTAATTAATTGTAAATAGTATTGGTAAGTTTGAATTAAGCTAGCTACTTTACCTTGACCACTTCCTGTTTGTAGTTCTTGAATAGGTACTTTACCAGGATTCATTTCACCTTCTTGAGTTAATGATCTACCTACTATACTACCAGTTTGAAAATACATATTCAATGCTTCTGCTGGATTATAATTAGTACCGTTACCTAAATCAACTTCAGCTAAACCGTCCATATCTAAATAAACACCATCTGGAACTGTACGAGATATAACTTGTTGTAGTTTTAAATGAGTAATTTGTATCATGTCAGCAAAACCAGTTATTTTACTAACAATAGATTCTATACGACCTTTATATATACGCGGAGCACATATAGTATAACTCATCTCTACTCTAGTTGTATCAGCAAATGGTCTAGTCATGTTCTCAGATAATTGCCATTTTATAAGCTGATTATTACCTAGTATTTTTACACCTTCATAAAGTACTTCTATTTTTCTAGCAACTCTTTGAAAATTATCATTTGGTGGAGGATTAAAAGTATTAGGTTTTTCTAAAGCTTTTTCTAAACCAGTATCAGTTTGTTTTATTTTAAAAACTTGTTCATTGTAAGTTTTATATTCAAAAAACAAAACAGAAACAGTATTAGGATCATAAGCTCTATATCCATATAGATTTTCTTTTTGATAACCTTTTGTTTGCTCTATTTTTTTTAACTCTTCTTGTGTAAGACTTGGAAACTGTTTAGCTATTTCTGGAATAGTTAATTGTTTTACTTCTCCTACATAATATATATCTTCAAAATGTGGATCTTCTGTGTAAGAATATATTAAATTAGCAGGATCAACATATTTAACATTAACACCGTTAGATATATTAAAAGCTGTTTTACAAGCTCCAATACCTAAAGTAACTAGATCATAGTTAAATCTCTTTTTTATATTATCAAATTTATTTCTAGCTAATGTATTATTTATAACTTCTTCTTCAGCTATTTCTACAGATTCTTTATAACTAAGTTGCATGTGAATATCTAACTCTTCTTCACTTTCTGGTAATTTAGCTTCATCAGTTTGAAACTCATTAACACCTAAACCTTCTTTTAATTCATTAAGGTAAGGTCTAGCAGCCATATCTTCTAATATAGCTGTAGCATATGCAGTTCTTTTCTTTAATGATATTGGATCTTGAGCATACGCTTTTATCTCATAATTTTTATTATTCATACCATTAGCAACTATATCTACAAATTTAGATACAACAGGTACTGGTTTCCAGTCTAAATTAAGATATGATAAATCACCATTTATAGCTAATTCATCTTTATATTTTTGTACAGGTTGTTCACCTCTTGCATATAATCTTAATGTATGAAATCTATTATATGAAGTAGCAAATCTAGTGCCATTGCCACCTTGTTGCCACCATTCACCTTCTATAGCTTGTGCAACTTTTCTTCCGTATTCTTCTGATGCTTTTTCAACATCAGAGACTGTTTGGCTAGGAAAAGCACTGTTTGGATTTGCGTATATATTCATTTACTTAATTATTTTTGATAACGAACCTCGATTATCATATTTTTTAATTCCTAAATCTATTGATTCACGTTTTCTTCTACTTACAGGAGCATATCTGTTTTTGTTACAAGCCATTAACGCTAAACCTGAACTTATAGAAGCATCGTGTGTTGTTCTATTATTTATATCAAAAGCAGCCCAGTCTTCTAAAGTGCGTTGAAAATAAATATCACCATAAGAATCACCGTTAAAACCAACAGCTGTTTCAATATATGATTCAATTGCTGCAGCATGAGCTTGTTTAATATCTTCACTTGAATTAGGTATACCACCTATTTCTCTTTCAGTTACCGATAATTTACCTCGTAATTTATCTGGTCTATTCATTGCAAAACCTCTATAACCTCTTCTTTTAAAATGATATAATAATCTAGGTTTATTATTTTCTGCCAATATAGGCATGCCATAAAAAACACAAGCCATTAAAACATCTTCAAAAAATATCTCTGCTGTTTGAGGTCTTGCTATATATTCTAAAAAAAAATGATCAGCTGGAGCATTTTCCATACTAAATTTAGTAAGACCATGTAAAGAACCGTTAGAACCTCGCTTGTCTACTGTACCTGATATATCATATGGATCACAACCAAACGCGCCTATATGCTCATTACCAGGATATTTAATACCATTTTTTTCTATATATCTGTTTTGCAAATTGTAATCTGGTATCCATGTTATAAAAAACCTACCTTGATTACTTGGAGCAAATATTACTCTTGTATCTTTTATACCGTTTTCCCATAAAAAATTACCTTGAGTAACTAATGTTTTATTATTTTCATCTTCATTAAAATCTATTTGTTGATATATTTTAGTTAGATTAAACAATGATGATTTAGACTCATCTCTAAATGCGTGCTTTTCTGTTCTTGGAAATTGTCTATAAAATTCATTTAAACCGTCTTGATCATTTTTTAATCCATCAACTTCATTTTCCCAATACTCAATAACACCTTGTTTTATTTTTATCCCCTGAGGATCTTCAACTGGTTTTTTCGGT